GCGCGCCAAGGTCGCGCCGGCGCGTTCTCGCGACAGTGGCAACACGACGCTATCGAAGGAATTTGACGGCGGCATCCTGATGATCACCGGCGCCAACTCTGCGGCCGGGTTGTCCTCGATGCCGATCAAGAAGCTGCTGCTCGATGAGGTCGACCGCTTCCCGCGCGAGATCGAGGACGAGGGCGACCCGGTCGACATCGCAGAGGCGCGCACCAGTAACTTCCCGAACCGGAAGATCTTCAAGACATCCTCGCCGACGATCGAATCGCTGTCGAGGATCAACAAGGATTGGAAGCGCAGCGACCAGCGGCGCTTCTTCGTGCCGTGCCCGCATTGCGGAGGCATGCAGGACCTGAAGTGGGCGAACCTGCAATACATGGCGGACAACGCCGACGATGCCCGCTACGCCTGCGAGCATTGCGGCGCGCTGATCGAGGAGCACGAGAAGACGCGCATGCTTGAGCGCGGGGAATGGCGCGCGACCTTCCCCGAGCGCGCGACAGTCGGTTTCCACCTCAACGCCCTGTACTCGCCGCTCGGGCTCGGAAGGTCTTGGGGATGGCTCGCGACGCGTTTCGAGGAAGTGAAGCGCGATCCCGCGCGGCTGAAAGTCTTCGTCAATACCCGCCTCGGCGAGTGTTATGAGGATCCCGACGAGCGGCTCGACTGGGAGGAGCTGAAGGCCAGGGCCGAGCCGTATGCGCTGCGCGCGATCCCGCGCGGCTGCCTGGTGCTGACCGCCGGCGTCGACGTGCAGAAGGACCGCCTGGAGATCCAGGTCGTCGGCTGGGGCCGCAACGAGCAGTCCTTCGTCGTCGATTGGCTGGCGCTGCCTGGCGATCCGACCCGGCCGGAGATCTGGAACGCGCTCGACGCCTATCTCGGCAAGCCGTTCATGAACAGCTTCTCCGTGCCGATGCGCATTCTCTCGACGGCCGTCGACTCCGGCTACCTGACCGACGACGTCCTCAACTACACGCGCCTGCGGAAAAACCTCGGCGTGTTCGCGATCAAGGGCGCGAGCCAGCGCGGCCGCCAGATCGTCGGCCGCCCGAGCCTGGTCGACGTGACCTGGAAGGGCCAGGTGATCAAGGGCGGCGGCGAGCTCTGGCTGGTCGGCGTCGATTCGGCGAAGCACCGGCTGTTCGCGCGGCTCTCCGGCGATCGCAAGCAGGCCATGGCCAGCGCGCGCCTGGTGCACTTCGGCGCGGATCTGCCCGACGACTACTACATGCAGCTCTCGGCCGAGATCTTCGATCCGAACAAGCGCGCCTGGGTGAAGCTGCACAACCGGCGCAACGAAGGCCTCGACACCTACGTCTACGCGATGGTGGCGGCGATGCACCCGCGGATCCGCGTCCACGTCCAGCGCGATCACGACTGGGCGAAGCTCGAGCAGGTTGTCGAGCCGCAGGGCGGGGATCTGTTCTCGGGCCCGGCGAAGGCCGTGGCGAGCGAGCCGGAGCGACTGCCGGCGCCGCCGTCAGTGCAGACGTCTGCACAGCCCGCAGCTGCGCCGCGGCCGGGCCGCAAGTCGAGCTGGGTCACCAACTTCAAGGGGGGATAAATCGATGCCTGAGAAGTCGCTCGAGATCCAGCACAACGTGGATGCTGACATCGTGACCATCGACGGCGTGCGTTATTCCGGCGTGATGTTCCGCGGCCTAGCCAAGCAGTTCGGTGTCGGCACCATCGTGCAGATCGTGGCGCGGAAGGACGGCGTCGTGACGATGACCAGACTCAAAGAGATAGAGGTGCAGGCGTGAACTCTTCCGAGATCCCCCGCCGCGAACCGCCCGAGATGCGCGCCGGCGTCACCTGGCAGTGGCGGCGCGAGGACCTGCTCACCGACTACCCGGCCTCGGCCTGGACGCTCAAGTACTGGCTGAAGCAGCTGGCGGCCACCGGCGCCCACATCGAGCTCACCGCCACGGCCGACGGCGACAACTTCGCCATCAACACGCCCGCCGCGACCACCGCCGCCTATACGGCCGGCAAGTACGCCTGGGCGGCCGAGGTCTCGGGCGGATCGAGCGAGGTCTACGAAGTCGACCGCGGCGTGCTGATCGTGCTCGCGCGCTTCGACCAGGCGAGCTCGCTCGACTTCCGCACCCACGCCCGCAAGATGCTGGACGCGATCGAATCGCTCCTCGAGGGACGGTCCGGCATCGACGTCAGCGAGTACACGATCGGCTCGCGTCACATCGTCAAGATGGCGGCGAAAGAGCTGATGGACTGGCGCGACTACTACCGCGCGGAAGTCGCCATGCAGGACGCCGCCGATCGGCTGCGTCGTGGCCGGGGCGCCGGCAACCGCCTGGTCTTTCGACTCTGATGGGCGTCCTCGATTGGGCGGCCGGCAAGCTCGGCTATGTGCGGCCGCGCGGCGCGCGCGCGCAATACGGCTACGCCGCGGCGCAGATCTCGCGTCTCACCGCCTCGTTGCAGGCGGAGACCCAGTTCATCAACACCACGCTGCGCTTCCAGCTGCGCGTGCTGCGTGCGCGGGCGCGCCAGGCTCGGCAGAACAACCCGTTCGCGCGGCGCTTCGTGCAGATGGTGGTCGACAACGTCTGCGGCCCGGCACCGTTCCGCCTCGAGGGCAAGGTTCGGCTCATCTCCTCCGGCCAGCCGAACAAGAAGGCGAACGACCGCATCGAGGAGTGCTGGGAGAGCTGGGGGAGGCCCGGCAACTGTGAGCTCACCGGCAAATGGTCGTGGAACACGGTGCAGCGCCTCCTCGCCGGCAACCTCGCCACCGACGGCGAGCTGCTGCTGCGCAAGCTGAAGGGGCCGCAATACGGCAAGCACGGGTATCAGATCCAGGTGATCGACGTCGACCGCCTGTGGGAATACAAGAACGAGGCGCTGCCGAACGGCGGCGCGATCCACGCCAGCATCGAGGTCGACGCCGACGCCAAGCCGGTCGCCTACTGGATCCTGCGGCGCAAGCCCTCGCAGTGGCAGTTCTCCGGCTACACGCTCGAGATGGACCGCGTTCCGGCGGAAGAGATCATCCATGTCTTCGTGCCGGAGTTCGCCGAGCAGGTGCGCGGCGTGCCCTGGATGTACGCGGCGCTGCTCAACCTCGTCAACATGGGCGCCTTCGAGGAGGCGGCCGTCATTGCGGCGCGCGTCGGCGCCGCGGCCATGGGCTTCATTGAATCGCCCGACGGCATGCAGACGCTTGCATCCCAGGCGGCGCCTGGCCCGAAAGGCGACGGCACCGAGGATTGGGGTGGCGAGAAGGGCGACCCGAGCTTCGCCGCGGAGCCGGGGATGATGATCGGCCTGCCGCCCGGCTACAAATTCAACGCCGGCTGGAACCCGAAGTATCCCGACGCCGCGGTCGAGCCCTTCATCAAGGCCATGCTGCGCGGCGTTTCGGCGGGCCTCGGCGTCGCCTATCACAACTTGGCGAACGACCTCGAGGGCGTGAACTACTCGAGCGCGAGGATCGGCGAGCTCGACGAGCGCGATATGTGGATGGGGCTGCAGACCTTCTTTTGCGAGCACCTGCACGGCCCGCTCTATTGCGACTGGATGCCGCAGCAGGTGCTCATGGGCCAGCTCAACTTCCCGGCCGAGCGCCTCGACCAGTACCAGAGCGTCTACTTCCAGGGCCGGCGTTGGGCCTGGGTCGATCCGCTCAAGGAGGTCGGCGCGTCGATCGAGGCGATCAACGCGAAGATCAAGAGCCGCACGCGCATCGCCGCCGAGAACGGCGAGGACCTCGAGGACGTGCTGCAGGAAATCAAGGACGAAAACACGCTCGCCGCTGGCATGGGCATCACATTCGAGACGATCGCGCCCAAGACCACCGGCGCGATCGACCCCAACCAGGCCGATGGCACCGCCGCGGCCGGCGGCGGCGAGGACGGCAAGAACGCCAAGGTGCAAAGGATCCCGCGCTGGCGCGATCCGCGCTACGCGGACGACTCGAAGTGAAGATCCGCATCGTCCTGCCGACGCTGCGCTCGGGAGGCAAGTTCGCCGCAGTGCTCGAGCAGATGCGCGATTTCGCGAGCGGCAAGCACGACATTTCGTGGAACGTGGTGTGCAACCAGGACGACGCCGACACGCTGCGGCGCATGCCGTCGTGGGTCATCTGCTGGCCCGGGCCCGCCGCGGTGCCCTACATGCAGCGCTGCAACGAGGCGGCCCTGGCCGGCGAGTTCGACTGGCTGATGCAATGGACCGACGACACCTGGACGCTCACCTGCTGGTGGGACGAGTACATCGCCAGCCTGGATGGCGCGCAGACGCCGCTCGTCAGCTGGAAGTGCGCGGAGGAACCGCACGCGCTCGCCGCTGCCGTGATGACCCCGCGCTTTGCCGCCGCGCTGGGCAAGCCGTTCACGACCTGGTTCCCGTTCTGGTTCACCGACGTCTGGACGGAGGAGGTCCATCGCATGGCGTTCGGCGCGCCGGTGCCGTTTGTCGACGGGCTGGAAGCGTTCGGCAAGCGCGGCAAGACGCGCGTGATGCGCGAGCTGCGCTTCTGGGCCGAATTCTTCAGGGCAACGCGGCCGGAGCGCCTGCAGCAGGCGCGGCGGGTGATGAAGGCCTATGGCGTCGTGCGGGGCGTTTCCCGCGAGCAGATGGAGCAGTTCGACGAATTCGACCGCCGCTTCGCCAAGAGCGTCGACGAATTCGAGGCGGCATTCAAGCCGGCCGACGAGGAAATGCCAGCGCACTACTCGGCGATGCGCGCCGCCGCCGAATCGCATCTGTGGCTCGTGGACGCCGAGGCGTCACAGCGTTACTGCGCCTAAAGGGAGATTGCCGATGAAACCAACCATGACCGCGGCCGAGCTGGCCGCCTTCCGCAAGCTCGACCAGAACGGCCAGCTGCGCCAGCTGCGCGGCACCAAGGTCGAGCGCGCGTTCGTCATCGAGCGCGCCGGCGCCATCGACGAGAAAGCGCGCACCGTCTGGCTGTCGATCGCATCCGAGGAGCCGTATGCCCGCTGGTGGGGCGTCGAGGTCCTCGACATGAAGAAAGAATCCATCCGCCAGGACCGCCTCAAGTCCGGCGCCCCGCTTTTGGTAGGCCACGACAGCGCCGACCAGGTCGGCATTGTGGAGGGCTACGAGATCACCGCGGAAAAAAAGCTTCGGATCCTCGCGCGCTTCGGGCGCAGCGGACGGGCCGAAGAGATCTTCCACGACGTGCTCGACGGCATCCGCAAGAACGCTTCGGTGGGCTACATCATCCACGACCTCGTGCTGGAGAAGCAGGAAGAGGACGTGGCGACGTACCGCGTCACCGACTGGGAGCCGCTCGAAGGCTCGCTCGTCGCCATTCCGGCCGATCCCTCGGTCGGCGTAGGCCGCGAGCTGGAGACCGCCCCGAAACCCTCCGTTCCCCAACAAGGAAAAATCACCATGGACCCGAAAGACATCAGCCCCGAGCTGCGCGCGCAAATCGCAGCCGAGGAGCGCGCCAAGCTCGAGAAAGAAGCGCGCGCGAAGGCAGAGGCCGCGGCGAACACGCCCGAGGCCATCGCCAAGCGCGAGCAGGAGCGCGTCAGCAGCATCCTGAAAGCCGGCACCGAATACAAGGAAGCCGAGCTCGCCGCCGAAATCGCCCAGGATCCCAAGGCGACCGTCGAGACCTTCAAGGCCCGCCTGCTCGAGAAGCAGCGCACGGCGCAGAAGTCGCTCGGCCACGGCAACGACGTGCGCACGCCGCACGGCAGCGGCGCCCGCGTCATCATGGCCGGCGTCGGCCAGCTGCGCGCGTTCCGTGACCTGCCCATCGAGGGCGGCGGGGTGCAGAAGGCCGAAGAAGGCGCCTATCGCGCCGGCATGTGGCTCGCCGCGGCGATCCACAACAAGGACTGGGCGAAGAAGTGGTGCCGCGAACACGGCATGCCGCTCATGTACCGCGATGCCGAGGGCAACATCCGCGAGATGGTCGGCGCCGAGATCCGCGCGCAGAATGAGAACGTGCTCGGCCTCGGCGGCGCTCTGGTGCCGATCGAGATGGAGGCGGCGATCATCAACCTGCGCGACCAGTACGGCGTCGCGCGGCGCCTGGCGCGCCTGCGCACCATGGGCAGCGACACGCTGAAGATCCCGCGCCGGAAGTCGGGCCTCACCGCCTACTTCTTCCAGGACGACGACGGCGTCGGCATCACCGAGTCGAACAAGAACTGGGACAACGTCACCCTCTCGGCGAAGAAGCTGGGCGCGCTGACCAAAGTCTCGCGCGACCTGGTCGAGGACGCGATCATCTCGGTGGTGGACGACCTGGCGGGCGAGATGGCGTATGCCTTCGCCATCAAGGAAGACCAGTGCATGCTGATCGGCGACGGCACGTCGACCTACGGCGGCATCCGCGGCATCAACAACTACATGGAGGCCTCCTCGTACATCAGCAAGTACGCCGCGGCATCCGGCCACCCGACCTTCGCCACGGTCGACAACGCGGACCTGACGGGCACGATGGGCAACCTGGCGCAGTACGCCGACACGCCGCAGGCGGTGTGGGTGTGCTCGCACCTGGCGAAGCACGCGCTCTTCAACCGCCTGAAGGCCATCGCCGGCGGCAACCGCGTCGACACGCTGGGCAACTCGCCGGACAACACCTACCTCGGCTACCAGATCATCACCTCGGAGGCCATGCCGAAGGTGACGTCGACGCTGAACGCCAAGGTGATGGTGCTCTTCGGCCGCTTCGATCTCGGCTGCTCGCTGGGTAACCGGCGCGGCATCGAGATGCAGACGCTGATGGAGCGCTACGCCGAGCTCGGCCAGATCGGCGTGATCGCCACCGAGCGCTTCGACCTCGTCGTGCACGACCTGGGTACCACCAGCACCGCCGACGTCAACGGCGGCCGCGGCCCGATCGCGGCGCTCCAGGGCACGACCTGATCACCGGCTGACACCACCTCCTGAGCGCTAGCGGGCGGCAGCCCACCGCCGCCTGCATCCGCTCGACTACAAGGAATCGCAGCAATGAAACCGTCTCCCAAAGCAGTCCTCGTCATCGCGCCGGTCTCCAAGACCAACGGCCAGACGGCGTCGGCGTCGTTCGATACCCTGGGCTACGACCACCTGACCCTCGACATCGCCATCCCCACGGCGGATACCACCACCGACGGCGTCAGCGTCTGCAAGCTCTCCGAATCGGACGACACCACCACCACCGTCACGGACATCGTCGCCTTCGTCGGTGGCACGCAGGTCGCCACCAACGTCGGCTATGTCCTGCCGGCGGGCAAGACGTCGGGCAACACGCTCATCAAGATGAACGTCGACCTGAAGAAGCGCAAGCGCTACCTGACCCTCTCGGTCGCGGTGCGCACCACGCAGCTGCTCACCGCGATCGCGAACCTGCAGATCGCCGAGCAGGAGCCGACGCAGGCCGCCGACGCCGGCGTCGACACGCTGGTCAACGGATAACAAAAAAGCACTTCGCCAGTCTCGGAGCGGGCCCTGCGGGGCCCGTTCCTTTTTCCAGACGTCTGCACGGACCTCTCGAAAAAGGAACGAACAGATGGAGTTTTACGACTGGCTGGAACGAATCGAGGTATGGGCGTGGGAGCAAGAACTAACGCGCGTCCAGGGCGGATTCTTCGAGCAGCTTGGTGACGGGCGCGGGGAAATCTTTCACATCGATGCCCCCAAGCCGACGGCAGCTGAGATCGATCGGCTCGAAGAGTTAATGAGAGAAATCACGCGGAAAAGGCGCGGCTAGGGTCATCCCCGAACGCTGGTTTCCTGACCAGCTGCCGCTGCCTTCAAATCTCAGGAGTTCTTGACAGGAGAAGACGATGCCGAAGACGCATCCAGTTTGGACTTGCGGGCTGTCGAAACGGGCCGCCAACTGTCTGCTGAGGGCAGGATATGCGTGCCTCGCAGACGTGTTGTCGGCGACGGAGAACGACCTATTTAAGCAACCAGGCATTGGGCGCATCACGCTCAACGAAATCTTGCGTTGGCGCGCCAGCGAAGAAAGGCGTTATGCAGATTCCTTTGTCCAAGATGTAAGGACAGAGGAGGAGCGTCTCGGAGCGCATCTTCTGGGTGTTCTGGTGGTGCCACAGTGAGGCGGCTCAATCTGGGTGCCGGCAGCACCGTCATC